GCAGCAGCCTCTTCCGGCGACATGGCGAGGAGGCCTGCGCCTGCGCCAGCCCCGGCGACACTAAATAGAGGCTGCCCCTCCATAAATGCACGAAGGGCCTCATCAAGAGAACGGCCAGTGAGGCGCGCCGTGCGGTACAGGGCCTCGTTCATATGCTCAATCTGCGGCTTGCCCTTACTCTTCTTGATGCCAGCCCACCCGACCCCCTGACCTTCAATCGGGGCCAAGCCAGCCCTCGCTGCGGCGTCGGAGATCGCACCCCGCGCGACGCCATAAGCGTTTGCAGAAGGCACGCCCTCTGACGTCGGGTCGATGGCCTTCATCATTTGTTCGTCAACAACAGGCCGATCCGTGAAGCCGCCGTAGGACGACGAAAAGTCGTATCTTTTGGGGTTCGCTGCGGTGACGCCAGTCCCCTCGCCTGTCACGCCGAGCATCTTGTCGTACATTTTCATGTTGCCCATCGCGAAGCGGCCACCGATGGGGTACGGAAGCTGGTTCGCGGCTGTCGGGAACTCGACATCTGGCGTGTTCGCGCCCGGCATTCGGTTTTTTGGGGCAGCCTTCAGATAATTCCCATACGCAGCCATCAACAGGTTGCTGGTGGGGTCTGCGCCGCCCGTTGTGGCAGCCATAGCGTCCATGAATTGCTCTTGGAACATGCGCGGACCATCCACGGGGCCGAAGGCTTTAATGTAATCGTCCTCCAGTTGGCCCATCATGTAAAATCCGCGCGCGTCCGGGTAGTTAATCGCGCCAGCAATAGCCTCATCCAGCCGCTGCGCCGTCTCTGGGCCTGCGTACAGGGCGTCGTATTTGGCGCGCGTGTCGGCGCGAACAGGAACGATGCTGCCAGTCACGTCGGGACGGTCGTAATTGCTCGGGTTCGCGTTGTAGCGGGCAGAAGGGTCGTAAAGGCGGTCATAATCACCGCGCTTGATCTCTTCTTGAAGGCGCTTGCGGACCTTTGCAACGGCTTCAGCCTCTCGGCTGGGGCCTTTCGCCATGTACGACTTCCCGGTCTTAGGATCCTTTGCCGGAACAGGCGCGCCGACTTCTGGATAGCGCGTCCGAAGATCCTGACGCGTCAAGCCACCCTCTGCGAGGATGTTGTCGATCTCTTCGTCCGTGATGCGAGGCTTGGGCTTCGGCGGCAGCTTCGGGCGGACAGGCTTCGGTGCCGCCTTGGAACCCTTCTTAGCAGCCTTCGTGCCGCCAATGATGAGGTCGAGAGCCTCGCGCATCGCCTTGTCTGTAATGCCCATGTCGGGTCTCCTTACTGCATCGCCAGCAGGCCCATAGGCCGCCGCTGTGGTCTCGGTGACGTCACAAGCTGTGTGCCGTATGTTCCCGTCTTCGGCAGGGCCGACCCGGTCAGTTCTTCGTATTTCGCGCGGATCTTGGGGATGTAGTCCCGCGACTGCTCGGGCAGATCCTCGAACTTGCCGTTCCACTTCAGGGCGTTGGTCGGACCCCAGTTGTAGGCCGCCAGCGCGCGGTCCATGTCGCCGCCCGTCAGGTCCAGCATGGCGCGCAGGTAATCGTCGCCCATCAAATAGCTCAGATCAGGCTCGAACAGCAGGCCCTGTGCCGCCGCAGGCGTGCGCTCGGTGACCGGGTAGCCACGCTCCATCGCACGGTCGAAGACGTTCCTGACGTCGTCGCGCGGGTTCATGGCCGTCTCCGGCATAAGCTGCGTCAGACCAGCCGCGCCCTTCTTGGAGACGGCCATCGGATCCCCGCCGCTCTCGGCGTAGATCAGGGCGTCCAAGAGCGCCTTCAGGTCGAACTGTTCAGCCATCAGCGACGCCCGCTGTCAGTGTACCCATACGAAGGAAGGGTCATTGTCTGGATCGGCGGGGTGTAGACGCCCTTGTGCGTGTTGGCAAAATCAGCACGCCCCAAGGCCGCTTCGATCATGGCGACAAGCTCTTCGGTCGATTTGTCCTGCATCGGGTTGGCCGCCGGAGCCGGACGCGGCAGGAGCGCGGGCATCGCCTCCGCTTCCATGCGTGCCGCGTACCCCTGCGGGCGGATGCCCAGAGCATTCAGCAATCCCGACAGCGGGCCACCCTCGAACTCCGACCCGGCGCGACCCATGCCGCCGCCGTCGATCATGTCCATCAGGCCCAAAAAGCGTTTATCCTGCATGCTCGCCTCCGCGTTTCGCGGCATGCTACCAGATCGACGCGCCTTTGGCTATATCACGCCACGCCCTTCAGCCTGCGCCGGATCGGCTGGCTCCAGTTGCCCGTCGGCGTGCCCAAGGCCGTCGCGGCGTCCCCGGCGAAACTGAGGAAGACCGCGTCGGCCAAGTCGGGAGACCGTAGCCCACGGCGACGCATGTCGTCCTTGCTCTCGGCCTTCACCTTGCCCGTCGATCCGAAGCTGTACCTGATCGACGTCAATTCCGATAAAAGCGCCGGATTTTTCGGAAGTCTGGCCGTGCGCTGCTCCAGCCAACCACGCACCCGAAAAATCAACTCGGTGCGGAGGTTGGTGTATGTGCTGCCGAAGGCGGGAGCCTCCGAGACGTTGATCCCGCGCACGGGCATGCCCAGTTCGCGCATGCGGTCAACTACACCCGACCCGAGGCCGATGCTGTCCACCAATATCTCCACGGGCCTCTGGTTCGGCATCAGGGCGTCGTAATACGCCTTCACGCGGCCCGTGGTGGCCATGAGATCCAGCCCCTGCCACGCCTCAATATCCGTGATGACGTTGCCAGTGCGGCGCACCAAGACCGTCCTGTCGCTGCCGAAGCGGGCGACGTCCAGCGACCAGACCGGGCGGATGTTGGTAGACACGACGACGTCCCGCTCCACGGCTGCCTCAGCCAAATGCAGGGGGATGATCGTGTCGTCGTCGCCCAGCGGGAACTCGCCCAGCACGCGGATCCTGTACGCGTTGCTGTCCTCCCCGTAGCGGGTCTTCATCTCCTCCACGAACTCTTTGGACACGCGCTTGCTGTCGATGCAGGACCAGTGAAGCGTCAGCCAGTGCTGCGACAACCGATTGTGCGTCTCGAAGAACGTGCCGCTGGTACGCGTCGGGTTCCCGGCCAAAATCGTCACCGCGCTGTGGCCCGACATCGATCCGCTGGCAGCCTCGAAGACCTGCTCCGGCACGCCGCTGGCCTCGTCCACCACCAGCATGACGTTGTCAGAGTGGACGCCTGCCAGTGCTTCGGGCTGCTCGGCGCGGCTGGTGCGTGCGGAAATGAAAGCCTCGGACGCCGCCGCGATCAACTCCACGCGGTCGGTCTTCGTCTCCAGCAACACCTTCAGCGCCTCGGGAAGCTCGTTGATCCAGCGTTTCAATTCCGCGAACAGCGCGTCGTACAACTGGGCCGTCGTGGGTGCCGTCACCACGACCTTGTTCGGGAAGCGGAACAACACGAACCACAGCATGGACCAACTCAAAGACGTTGACTTGCCCGTGCCGTGGCCCGACCTGACCGAGATCTTGCGCTCTCCACGGCCGACGGCCCTCAGCAGATCGTCCTGATACGGCTCCGGCTCCGCGCCGAGTATCTCGCGCACGAACAGCCCCGGCCCGTCCTCGGTTGTCCCGTACCTTACAATCATCTCCTCGAAGGGGTTCTGCGCGCTCACTCGTCTTCACCAAACAAGATCTGCGCCTTCGCGTTCTCTATCATCCACAGCGCCTCTCTGCGTGTCATGTCCCCGGAACTGCGAACATACAGCGTGCCCTCGGGCGTGTACCCCAAAATGAACACGGACGTCAGCCCGCGCTCCCGAGCCTCTATCAACGCCAGATCCGGCGTCGTCATATCATCCGGCGACGGGAAGGCGGCCAAGTTATCACTCTCCATCGACGATGCTCCCCTCAATCGTGATGCCGCCGTCTCGGTGCTTCTTCAGCGCCTCCAGATGCAACTGGTTGACGTTGATGTTCACCGTCGGGCCGCCGTTGTTCTGCCGGAACCGCGACGGGTCGTTGACCGACGCCAGCCACTTGCGGACGTCGATGCGCTCCTTGGCCACCGCCACCTGCTCGCGCGTGATGTTGCCGATCTCGGCCATGCCGTCGGCGATGTCCAACGCCTCATCGGCCAGCTTGTCGGCGTACTCGCTGCGCGCCTCAACAATGACAGCCTTGTAATCGGGATGCGCGTTCAGGTGTCGGCTCAGGTATGACCTGCTGCAGCCCAACTCTGTCGCCAGATCGGATATCTTGCCGCCCTCGGCGATGTAATCCTGCAGCCACTCCGGGCCGCCGCGCGTGTCGATCTCTGCGAGCAACTTCTTGCGTAACGCTTTGCCTGCCATCGTGCCCTCCTCGGCCCTGTTGGCTTTTCTAGCAGATTTTTGAAAAATTTTTCAAGGAGGTTAACATTATGCTGGGGGTGGGGGTTGGATTGGGCTGGCTTGGGCTGGCTTTGTGTGAACTGGGGTGAGGATGTGTGTGGGGCTGCATAAGCAGCCGCCCCCGGTTAACCCCCTCCACCGGGGGGGGCCTCGGCCGATTTCCCGGCGATCCGGGCCGACCGATAACGCAAAGTCCGATAATCTCCATTATGTCATATGCAGCTTGGTGCATAAGCGTGTGTTATCAATGGGTTAGTGATACGTCGTCTCAGAGATAACATTATGCGGGCCGATATCGGTCCGATAAGTCCAGATGGGTGCAGCGTACGTTGCATCAGGATGGCCAGCCCGCGCCCGGCCGCGTGCGCGCGAGGCGGCGTGTCTCTGGGAGAGCCTTCAACACCATTTCCAGACCAAAGCCATACCATCTGCATACCAATCCCAACCTCACGCCTTCTTCACCGCCAGATACGCAAACATCCCCTCACCCACCCGCTTGCAGAAGAGCAAGCACATGCCCCTATCGCTCGCGGAGATGGCCGAGAAACGGTGTACTCCGCCGCAGTGAGGCCCGACATGGTAAATCACACGGTCGCCCTTCTGGCAGCCCTCCAGCGCGATGAACAGGGCATCCGACTTAGGCTCACCCGTGATGTTGTACGTCTCCACCATCAGAAGTCCTCCATGAAGCTCAGGTCATCATCCATATCCTCGGGCTTGCTGCGTACACGCCTCACCTCGGCACCGGGGAACGCGAGCTTCACCGCGTTGACCAATCCGTTGCGATGCTCATGCAATGCCACCGCCACTTCGCGCATGCTGTGGATCGCGATGCCGGGCCGCTTGGCATACGCGGCTGGCCACTCTCGCCCATCCTCAATGATGCCAAACACCGTGCCCTCATATTCGTACTCCCAGATCATCGGGTCCGCGACAGGCACGCCAGCCGCCGTCGCCTCGGCGTCCATCGCCTGCAAGCCACGCAAGCACACCTCCACCCAGAACTTGACCTTGTCTGGATCCTTGGCGTCCAGCGCGCCATTCAGGCCAGCCATCGCCTTGCCCCACTTCGCCGCACTCTCGCCTGAGACCAGCTCGGGCAAGCGGTCCACGCCCCACACCTTGTCGGCCTTTGCCGCCGCCGCTTCCAGTGGGGCCAGCGACAGGTCGCACCTGATCTCATCCGCCGTCGCACCCTTGTGCAAGACCCGGTCTTCTTTTTTTTGGCGTCTCGGTCTCTGTGCCATCGACATGCTCCCTTTCAGTTCACCCCACTTAACACCCCACCCACGCGTTCACAAAACCTACCACCCCACCACCACCCACCCCCTTTAGGGGGAGGTGGTGGTGGGGAAGGATGTTTTACCCCACCTGTCCCCACCTTTTCCCCACCTGTAAATGCGAGGTGGGGTGGGATCGGTGGCCGTTTAAACCTCCCATCCGTGGGCCGCTGCCATCGCCCGGATGGCCATTATCAGGTCGATGGCCTGCACCTCGCTCTTCACCCAGACGCTCTCTTGTTCCTCCAAGGTTTCGCCCTGACTGATGGTGAAGCCGTCATCGTGCAGGAAGACCTCAATGTTGTTCGGGTCGTTGCCACCCTCGCCGTCCACATAGACCTGCGCTGTCATCGTCATCACCATCTCACACCTCCCCCTGCATCTCTTCATTGCAGTCGCCGCAGACCAGCCGCATGGTGGACTTGGCCCACGCCTTGTCGTTGCAGCACGGGCAGGTGAACTTGACCTTGCTCATGTCCTTCTTCTTCTCGGCGGCCGCCTTGGGCTGCGTGAAGTAGGGGAGCGTGAAGCCGTCGGCCAGCAGGGCGCTCATGGCGGTCTGGAAGCGGCCGCCCTCTTCGACGTAGTGCGTCATCTTGCGGCCCGTCTTGCTGCCGCCGGGCTGGCCGTTGTCGCTGGGGATCAGGCCCACACGCTCCATCAGGCCGACCCACTCCATGTTGTGGAAGCCGCTCTTTCCGGGCTGGCCGTACTCTTCCTGCTCAAGGTGGGTCATCTCATGCACCAGCGTGGACAGGACGGCGTCCAGCGTGCGCTCCATGCTCTCGGGGTTCAGGGCGATCTCATGCGTGCGGTCGCCGTCGTCGCGGTGCTTGAACTGCTCCGCCCAGAAGTAGCCGTGCGCGCCACGCTTGCGGGTCAGCGTGAACAAGACCGACGGCAGGCGGTTGTCGAACAGCGTGCTGTTGAAGTGGTTGAAAGCCTTGTCGAGGTTTTCGTAGGTCTCGGCGGTCGGGGTCTGGTAGTTTGTCATGGTCATCTCCTTATTTTACGATTTCTACAATTTCTGATGCGAAGGATCCAAGCTTGCCGCGCATGTCGATGAACGCCGCGTTAATGCGGCGGCGATCTTCAATAACAGCGTCATCGCCGTCGGCGAGGTGCTGGTAGTTGCGACCGTTGGCTACGTCTGACATCAGGATGCGCGCAGCGTCGTCTAACGCCTTCTGCGCGCGGATCAGGGCCTTGTAAGCCTCCACGAAATCAGAGCGCGGGTTCCCGTTGTTGCTGATCTTGGCTTTCATCTGTGTCTTCCTTGTTTGCTAGTTCGTACTGACACCCTACACGATGCTCAGTACGATGCAACAATAAAATGCACAGACGATCAACTATTTTGCGTCACACCTCATCGTGGCTGATCCAGTCGCCCGGCACGATGATCGCCACCTCTCGCCCCTTCTTGCTGTCCACGACCCTCTCGACGGCCAGCACGTTGGTCTTGATCCACGTCTTGATGATGGTGTTGACCTTGGTCCGCCCGGCCTTGTCGCTGATGTCGATATCGATCAGATCGGCGACGGCCACGCCCACCCAGTTGGCCGACTGCGAGCTTTCCTTGTACGGGTTTCCAGCGTCCTTTGCGTTGCCAACCAGCCGCTGGATGACGCGCGCATCCTTGCCGCTGACGCCCTCGAATGCGTCTGGCAGCTTGTAGGGCGTACACACCCCGACCCACTCACCGTTGGCGATCTGCACGCCCACCATCTTGCGGTAGACGGCCACGGCGGCAGGCGGTGCCAGATTGGCTTTGGCATCATCTACCCTAAAAATCGATCTGGCCTCCGACGGGTCAATCCCGAGCCGCACAGCCTCATCCTCGGTCATGCGGTTGATGACCCTAGCCGACCGGGCCGCACCGATCAGCGCGCCCGCGCCTCGCACGCTGTCCACAGTGGCGTCGTCGCCGTTGCCCTTGCGGATGTGATGCACGATGCAGATGGCGCAGTCGCACTCGTCGGCGATGCGTCTGATCTCGGCCACCACCGCGTTCATGGCCATGTTGTCGTTTTCGTTGGCGTTATGGCAGCCCACGAATGGATCGATGTAGACCAGCCCGATGTTCTTCTCGCGGATCTTGGCCGCCATGTATTCGATCAGAGCCGTGTTCGGGATCAGGCCGTCCTTGGTCTGCGTGCCAAACTTCAGGCTGAAGTCTCGGCCTGCGTCTAGGTATATTTTCCCACGCACCTCGTCAGGTTTTATGCCGTACTGCTTCATTGTGGCGAGAATGCGGCGGTGCATCTCGTCCAGCGGATCCTCCAAGTTGATGAACCAGACGTTGCAGGTCTCATAGATCGGCTCGCCCAGAAGCTCCCGGCCAGTGGCCACGGCGATGCCTTCCGCGATTTGCTGGGACGTCTTGCCGACACCGCCCGCGCTGGCCAGCATGCTGACAAACTTCCGCAGGTAGGCCGTGCCGTAGATCCAGCGGCGCACCGGGATGGACGCCTCGTCGAAGCTGTCGAACACGGTCGGCCAGTTGGTCGGCGACTTCGGCGCGTCCATCGGCGGGTCGGGGATGTCGTCAAGCTCGTCGGGTGCGGGGAAGTCGGCCTTCGGGGCGATGTACTCGAAGTCATCTAGCCCGTTCTCGGGCACCTCGTTGGCGGCCACCTTGGCCGGGCTGATCTCGGCACCGTATGCCCGCACGGCGGCAGGATAGTCAGAGCCGTGTTCGTAATGCACGAACAGATCGAAGGCGTCGCCCCAGCAATATGAATGCTCGCCGATGGACTTAGGCCGCCCGAGACCCGCCGCCGCGTCTGAGCCTGACAGGCTGACCCAGTGCGTGCCGAAATTCTCCGTCGCGAAGCTGGGGCTGGTCTGGTAACGCGAGCGGAAGTGGGCCGAGGATCCCTGCCGGGTGTACTGGTAGCGCAGCATCAGGTCTTCGATGCTGTGCGCCTCGTTGAAGGCGTCCACGGGGCTGATGTCGTCCGGGAACTTGAGCCTGCGCTCGGCACGCTGGCGCTCACGCTCCGCTCGGGATTTCTCGGCCTGCTCGGCGGCCAGACGGCGCTGCTCGGCACGACGCTCAAGCTCTTGCATGATCGGGCTGCCGTCGTCGAGGCGCAGCGGCTTGCCTCGCAGGACGCGGTGTTCGTAGAAGACCGGGGTCAGGTCGGGGTTGCGCTTGTCCAGCGGCACGTTGGGCAGGTAGATCGGCTGCCCGCAGCGTGCGAGCGCGCCGTCGGGGTGGACGCCGTGCGCGTGCAAGAGATCAAAGAAGGATGCCTGCACATCCTCATATTCTGCCCCGGTCAGGACGCCTGCCAGCGGCACGACGGCACGCCACTTGCGGTTCTCCGGGGTCGCGCCGGAGGATGAGTAGATCAGCACGCCAACATCGCCGCACACGGCCTGCACGGCCTCCTGCACGTCGTCTATGGACGGGTTGCCGCGGTCGATGTCGAGGGCAAGCGCACGGTACGCGCCGCGCTCCCTCTGTGCCTCATGCGCGCGGCCGTCGTGTGCCCGGTAGGTGGAGGGGATGAAGAAGTCTGCGTCTCGCTTCTCCTTGGCCTGCGGGTTCCGCACCAGCTTGACGATGTCGGTCCAAGAGATGCCGGGGTACTGTTCGCCGGGCTTGTCGATGAGCGTGTAAAAGGAGCCGGGGGCTGTCAGGAAGCGCACGTCAGACATATGCAGCATCCTTGATCTGGATTGATTTGGGCTGTATAAAAGGCATGGAACTAGCTCCTCTCGGTTCCGTTTTTATTAGGCCCCGGCGTGTATCTCCCGCGCCGGGGCCTTTCTCATTTCATCACCAAGGAATATCGTCCCCGAGGTCGTCGGCAATGCTCTTTCGCTTTTCGTCGGGCAGGCCGACCTTTTCGAACGGGTCCGCCTTGCTCTCGACCTTCTCGAAATCGTCCAGCCCGTTGCCGCCGTAGACAGCCTCGGTCACCTGCACGGCGTCCAGCAAGAGGCTGATGCCGCCCGCGCCTTCCGGGTCTACCACGGCCACAGCCCACGCACGCACGACGCCCTTGGAGCCGCCCCAGATGTTCAGGTCGGCCAGCGGCTGCAACTGCCCGTCGATCACCAGCGGGATCGTGTTGGCCGAGCCGTCGCTCTTGGTGCCGTTGCGCTTGGCCGTGAAGTGAACGATGCCCGTCTCGTTGCCCTGCTCGTCCTTCAGCTTCTTCATGCCGAAGACCTTGGAGAACGGCGGCAGCTTCGGGCTGCGTGCCTTCGACGCCTCATAGTGGCCGCGCAGGGCCTCGTAGATCGGCCGAGCCTCTTCCTTGGTCATTTCGATGACGACCGACCACGCGGCGTTGGATGCCGTCGGCGCGCACGGCTCCGACTTCTTCTCGGCCGTGTTGTATCGGTGCGTCTGGGCCAGCTTCGGGTACTGCAGGGTGCCCTTCGCAAGAACCTTCAGGAAATCTTCAGTCGCCATTGGTTTTCTCCTCTGTGGCGTTGGGGTTTAAAAGTCGATCTGTTCGTCGAACACATCGTCCTCGGGTTGGGCCACCTGCCACCGGGGCAGGGGGATATCGTTAATCAAGGGCCAGCCTGTTGTGAAGTCGTCAAATTGCTCCGCCCGAGAGATGGCTGACAATGCCTCCGTCACGCGCATGTCGGCGACGGCGAGGTAGTCCTCGTCTAGCTGGTGCAGGCACACCGCGTAAGGTGCCTCCTTCTCGACGGCCACGAAGATGAAGGATCTCGCCTCGAACCCAGCCGCGCGCATGCAGCGCAGGTAGAATGCGGCCTGCATGTCGTAGTTGTAGTTGCGGATCTCGCGCGGGAAGTTGGCCGGGCTGGCGTCGCGGGTCGTCTTGATGTCGAACACGACGCCCGACGATTGCAGGTAGCCGTCCGGGCGGCACTTGATGTTCGCCC